GATATTACGCTCGATGCTTAAAGATGGAAAGCATACAAAATTTGATACTTATTGCGAAAAAATACTAACAGAAACTAAAAAGAAAAAATATGAAATTTAGCTTTTACCAAAACATTAAAGATACTAATAAGACCGATATTGAATTAGATAATTATATTGATATTATTAAAAATGGAAAGTATCAAGATTTAGTTTTAACGGCTCGAGCCTTGAAAAAAGAACCTTTAAGATATAAAGAGTTGAAAAATCAAATGCCTTGTATAACAGGTTCGGCAATTATGAATCAAGGGTCAAAGGTTGAGTCTAACATATTAGAATTAAACGGTTTGATTGTTATTGATATTGATGAAGATGTTAACTTACAACTGCTTAATAAAATTAACGAGGATAAATATACGTTTGTTTCACACCGTTCATTTGGTGGTGACGGTTTGTGTGTTTTTATTAAAATTAATTCAAATAAATTCTTAGAATCATTTAATGAAATTGGGCAATACTATTGGGATAATTTTAATATTATGATTGACCAATCATGCAAAAATAAAAACCGTTTACGTTTCCTATCATATGATCCATATATATTTCACAATGAAAAAGCGGTTAAATTTATTGCTAAAACAAAAATAAAGAAAGTAGAAAAGAAAGATTTCATTTTTGTTCAGGATGATTTTAGCAATATTATAGATAAATTAAAAGGGATTGATTTATGCCAAGACGATTATAAAAGATATTGCGATATTGGTTTTGCAATTGGTTCGAAGTTTGGCGATTCTGGATTGAATTATTTTAAAGCAATTTGTCAAAATGGTTCCAAGTACAATGAAAAAGATATTGAAAAGCATTATAAGAATTTTTGTAAAGGTGGAAATATTACGATAGCTACATTTTATCATTATTGTAAAGAAGAGGGTTTAGAAGTGTATTCTGAATTAACAAAGAAAACTATCGCAACTGTCGCACTTCAAAAAACACAAGGAACTCCGACAATTGAAAGCGTTAAAAAACACGTTACTGAAGTTTTAAAATTAGATGCTCCAAGTGATGATTTAATAAACAATATAATTAATTCAAAGATTGATTTTCAAGTAGAGAGCGAAGAAACAGAAGTAAACCAATTAAAAAACTTTATACACGAAAATTATAATCCGTTTAGAGATTCAATTACAAATGAAATTTTTATTAATGATAAAATATTAGACGATATAAAACTAAATTCGATTTATTTTTCTGCTAAAAACTGCTTAGATTTTAATGTAAATAAGTCAGATGTTAGAGATATGATAAATAGTGAAGCGACAGAAACGGTTAATCCTTTGAATGAATTTTTTAGTAATAAAGAATTTGAAACTGGAAATATTGAAAAATATGCGGACTGTATTTTTCCACAAAGCGATTATAACAGATGGGCATTCAAGAAGTGGTTAGTCGGTTCGGTTCATAACTGGATAAGTCCACATCATGAAACTAAGGTTTCCCCTCTTACACTTGTTTTATGCGGTCAAAAGCAAGGGACAGGAAAGACTTCTTTTTTTAGAAATCTATTACCGAAAGATTTAAGAAAATATCTAATTGAACACCGAATAGATGCAAAAGATAAAGATTCAATTTACAACCTTGTTAAAGGTTTATTAGTATTAGATGATGAATTCGGAGGTTTAGCGACAAAAGATGTTAAAGATTTTAAAAAGATAGCTGATGCAAATCAAATAGACATACGCTTACCTTATTCCGCATTTTATTCAAAAATGAAACGTAAGGCTTCATTATGTGGCACAAGTAATGAGAGTGATATTTTAAAAGATGTTACGGGAAATCGACGCATTTTACCTATAAACGTAGAAAGGATTGATTATGATTCTATGATTAAAATAAATACAGATGATTTATGGAGAGAAGTTTTTGATTTATGGCGTAAAGATTTTGATTGGAAAATATATAGTTCAGAAGACACTGAATATTTAGCAAAAAATACTTCTTATAATTTGGAAGTTATGCCAGTAGAAGAAATCTTTTTTAATTATTACTCTTTAGAACAGGACGAAAGATACACCGATGAGGTAATATTTAATCAGGGACAAATTTTACATAAGTTAAATATGGTAACATCTTTTCCTATTTCAAAGTATGAAGTTAAAGATATTCTTACAAAAAATAAAATACATTACAAAAGTTACAAGAGAAACGGAAAGGTAATTTTTGGTGTAAAATTATATACTGAACCTATTTTTATCCAAAATAACCCCGATGAAGTGCCTTTTTAGCCTAAAAGGTAATAAGGTAAGGAAAAGGTAAGAAAAAAAACTTACCTCCTGCGACCAATGAGAATGAGGCTTAAGCTAAAAGGTAAGGAGGTAAGGAAAATTTATTACAAACTTTTAAAAATATAATTAATTATACGCATATTATACATATTACACATTTTATTTATTTTCTTATAATCTTTTAAAATAAAAATCTTACCTATAAAAAACTTACCTATGACAGAATCACAATTACAACAAAAAATTATTATTTGGTTTAAAAACAATTACCAAATAAAAAACAAAGGATTAATATTTGCAGTTCCAAATGGTGGTTCACGCAATATTCTTGAAGCTAAAAATTTAAAACTTACAGGTCAAATGGCTGGGGTTTCTGATTTAATCGTACTACTTGATAATAAATGTTTATTTGTTGAAGTAAAGATTGAAAAAGGCATTCAAAGTGATGTACAGGTTATCTTTCAGAAAAGAGTTGAGTTTTTAGGATTTGAATATATTTTAGTAAGGAGCTTGCGGGATTTTGAAAATATCTTTATTTAGAATAATTATAAATAACATTTATTTTATATCATTTTGTTGTATATCTAAAATTAAGTCTTATATTTGTACTCAGATAACAACAAAAAAATAGAAATTATGAAAAATTATTTAGCACTTAGCTTTAACACAGAAACAAACGAAGCAGACGAAGTTTATGTAATGGCTAACAATTTAAAAGAAGCAAAAGCAAAAGTTATTAATTGCATTTGTATTTGTGTATTAGGAAAAGGAAATAGTAAAATAAATTTTTAATTATGAATAAAGATTTGATTGTAGAAAATTGCAACCACAGATTTGTTGTTGAAACAAAGTATGTAAGTACTTGCAGGATTTGCGGAGAAAAAGCATATAGATATGAAAATTTTGGAGTCAAAATAACTTTAGGCTTATTCGGATTTGAGCCTGATGTATGGAAAGACGAAGTAGATACTATTAATTATTTACATAATAATTTAAAATTATCCTTTGCAAGATGGTGTTTATTTGCTGAAAAACAATTCGATAATTTTGAATCATTTTCAGATGAAAAATTAATTGAAATGTATGAGGAACAAAATTTAGATAGCTTAAATAAAAGATTAAGAAAATGAAAAAATTAGAGCAACTTTGGGATTATATATCCGTGTTATTATGTGGGAATCAAAAAAACTTATTTAAATATTAAAGTTATGAAACCATTAAACGATTATCAAAAAAAACAAGTAAGATTGGTATTATCTAATATATTAGGATTTGATTTAGAAGATATAGTCGACGAAGTAGAATTGTACAACGATTTAGGAATGGATATGTTAGACACTCTTGAAATTATAATGGAGTTAGAAAAAATATTTAATATTGACATTCCAGATTCAGAAGTGGAAAAAATGATAAAAGTTTTGGATATATATAACCTTTTGGTTAATTGTAACTAATTAAAAAAGCAACATTATGAATAACGAATTTTTATTAGTCGGAGTGTTACTATTATCACTTATTGTATTTGTACTTTGTATAGCATTATATATAGCGATATCGGTAGGTATGGAACTTAGTGAGGAACTTGAAAATATAAAACATGACAAAACTTTATAACGTAGACCAGATAGCCACGCAATTAAATATAAGTGTTAAGGCTGTTCGTAATAAGATTTATAAAATAGGCTTGAAAAAAGTTAAGACAAAAGACAAAAGAGCCTTATATAATGAAAATCAAATTGAATCTTTGAGTATGGATAATTGTTTATATTATCCTTTAAAAACAACAGTAATATATTATATTTACGAATCTAAAATGAATAAATCATGAGAAAAATAGCAATGAGATGCACGCAGGAACAGTTCGAAAGTATTAAGGATAGGATTGAAGTTCCAAAAGACATGAATAATTTTAAATCTGACATTAAATGGTATTTGGTTAGCAAAAGACGTTCTGGATTTTATGGAGTAAATATTTATTCAGAAGTTGATGATTATTCAGAAATATACGAAACATTCGACGCTGATGTGTTTTTAGAAGCGTGCGGAGTTGAGGTTGAGAAGTTTTGGAAAGGCGAAGAACTTGAAGTAAGAAGAGTGGGTGAGGGCTATTGGAAAGACGCTAATAAGGACTGGGAAGTTCGCCTCAAACCACAACCAAACTACGACAAAGAAATAGAAGCTTTGCAATTGAAAGCAAAAGAGAACGGTACGAAATGTATAATTAATTTTGAGAAGATATGATAATTATCACTATATTTGTAATTCATAATTTTACCCCGTTGTAGTATTTATATTTTGGCGGGGTTTTTTAAAATATAATGTTATGCACCCTACGAGAATATTTAAGACCCCTGACGAGTTAGAACACGTATGGAAACTATATAAAGAAGATTTATTAGTTCAGGCTACTGATTGGTTGAAAATTCAGTATGTTGGTAAAGAAGGACAAAGAATGACCGATGCAATGAAACTTCCTTATACAATGGATGGTTTTGAAGTATTTTGTTATAATAATTACGGATGTATTGAGCAATATTTTAAGAATCAAGATAATTATTATTCTGAGTTCATTCCTATCTGTTCGCATATCAAAAAAGAAATTCGTTCAAATCAAATAACAGGAGGACTTTTAGGTGTATATAACCCATCAATTACACAAAGGCTTAATAGTTTACAGGACAATACGAAAACGGAGCTTACAGGGGATATTTCGGTGCAAAACCCATCATCAATAAGTGTGCGTATAATTAGAAACAATGACGAATAGTAATGATATAGAGTTTTTGGCAACAAAAGTTTTTGAGGACATTTGGAACGCTTCTCAATCTAAAAACTATAAACTTATAGTAGAAGAGGGAAGTTCCAGAAGTTCTAAGACTTGGAGTAATTTTCAAAACTTGTTCTTAGATTTGTTTGAAAACCCATTAACAACTTGCACAATACTTCGAGATACGCAAAAATCATGCAGGGAAATTGTAGAGATTGACTGGGTTAAATGGTTAAGTGACCCAATGGGTAGAAAAAAGCAATTAGAAAAAAAAGAAATATCTGTATTTGAATTTGATGCTTTAATTAAAAAAGAAAATCTAACTAAATATTTTTTGCGTAATAAAACGAATCATACTTGGACTTTTTTACATAATAATTCTTTTATTAGGTTTACTGGATTAGATGATGAGGATGATGCAATGGGTATGACTCAGGACATATGTTGGATAAATGAACCCTATAAATTTTCGCATGAGGTTTACAAACAGCTTTCGCAAAGAACATCGAAGTATATTTTGTTTGATTGGAATCCAAAACAAACCCACTGGGTAAATGAAGAAAAAAGAAAAGAAAATACAATTACTTTATTTTCTACATTCGAAGATAACCCATTTTGCCCTGAAGAATCGAGAATACATATACAATCATACCAACCAATTAGCCATTCTTTTATAAAAGATAAAGATTATAATATTGAACTTAACAAAAATAATT